TCATGGCCTGCATGAAACGACTGTTGCCCACACCGCCACCTGTGCCGCCATTGGGCATGGTGTAGTTGGCAGCACCCGAGATTGTGCCTGTTACAGGATTGGTCATGTAGTCTGTAGTAGTCTTGGCCGCCACAGTCATGTTTTGAAAGTTGGGGTTGATGTCACGAATCACATACTGTTCAGGACGCTTGCCTTCTGATTCGTTCACAATCACACGAGCTACCTTGCTCATGTCCACCCACATCATTTCAAATGTTTCTGGATCACGCACAAAGATCTGATCGCCATACTTGATGGTATTACGGAACAGTTTGAAGATACGCTGATCCAATTTGTTTAATTTTGTCCACTGTTGCAACTGTTTACGGATGATGTCAATCTCGTGATCAGTAGGAGTGTCTGAATACTTTACTTCAAACGGTGTGCCGTTTTGTTCGTTTAGCTGTGTGGAGAACTCAGCAATAATGTCCAAACATGCATTGATCTCTGAGTCCATGTCCATGTTTTCGTACTGATTATAACGTTCAATACGGTTGGGATGACCTGAGTAAACTTCTGGCAGTCGGCTGGCATAGTTGCGATAAACCATGTCTGCAGGATAGTTATCGGTGCCGTTGTTCTTGCCGTAGCCTGGAAAGCCGTCAGCATAGCGTCCTGAAATTGGACCTAACTGACCAGTGGTGTCGGCCACTTTGAAATATTTTTTCCAGCCGGGGGATTGTTTTTCTGCCATAGTAAGTTATTTACCGTGTTTACATGGAAGTTTGCAGTATTCTTTCCTGCACACTAACCGAGTTCTTTTGCTCTCTGATCATGTCTGACATTGCATTTATAAGCTGTTCTGTTTGCTCTCGCATGACGTTGACCAGTTCAGTCATTGCTCTGTTGTCTGATGATGCTACCGCAGTAACTTCACGCTCGGGTGCATCTTTCATGCTTTGCATCATACCTTCAAACATCTTTTTCACGTCTGGCATTTCTAAATTGATAGGTATTGCCCCGTTGTCCAAAGGTATCATTGCCTCTGGGCCTTTTTCAGCCACCATGGCAATTTGTGGAGTTGATGCAAGTCCGCCATCTGCATAGCCAGGAATCTGTGCATGAATATGTCCTGCTGTGGCTTTTGCACTGGGATTGTTGTACTCATCAATGGCTACACTGGCACCCATGCTTTTGAGCCAGTTTGTGATTTCTTTGCCTTCTTCAACTGAAGGCTGTTTTGACAGTGCAAAGTCCATGGCACGACCTGTGGTATGACTACTGCTAGGAGATTTTTCCTGATGGAACTTGTCGTTAAATCCAGAGAAATAAGCAAAATTAGGCATGTTGGCCTGTACTTGCTGTGCTAGTTCAATAATCTTGGGATCAATTTTACTGCCTTCGGCCTGCACATCGCCTGTCTTGAGCTTGAGCCCTATCTTGGTAAGATCGTTCTGCGATGCTATACCTCCAGCAACACCTTGCCCTCCGCCCATGGCAGGCATGTTCCCTGCGGCAGGCATTTTCATCCCTGCACCTCCTGTCGCTCCACCAGTAGCAGATGATCCAGCGGCTGCTGTTTTTTGTTGCAAGATATCAATCTGTGACTTGAGATCCGGAGTTTCTAGATCCATCAACTGAGTTTTGAGATCCACATAACTCTTGTATGCTATGCTGTATTTTTCAGCACGTTTTGTGTCTGCATCTGTAAGTCGTTCTAGTTTTACTGAATCTTTGGCTATTTCATCAAAGGCATCATCCATTTCTCTAGACCCTGTGGTCATGGACTTGGATACTACTGACAGTGTTGACATCAATGACTTTACTGTGTCTGCAGCCGACGGACCTGTTAAGGATGGTTGTTTTCCAAGCACTGACTCTGATGGGCTTGTTAAAGATTTTTGTTTACCGAGCACTGATTGTGCTGTGCCTGTTTTGGTCCCGTTGTCTAATTCAGACATTGGTATCACAGCTTCTTCTCCATGAAGCATGGCCAGATACCCCGAAGTTGGCCCTTTAAGAATACCTCCATCAGCGGCTTTTGGTAATCCTGACATCTCGCCAAGACCCTTTCCAAGTTCTTTACCTGCAGTGCCTCCTGCCCAGACACCAAGTGCTGATCCAATCAATCCACCTACCACTGCACCAACTGCATTGCCAATAATTGGAACTGCTGTGCCTAATGCGGCACCTACGGCTGCTCCTTTAAGGCCACCAGCAACTCCAAGGCCGATTGCACCAGCTCCTTCTCCAAGATTTTCTGCTGTGCTAGCAGTGACTTTCTTACCACCTGGAGTCAGTTCATTTAACATGTTGGCAGCGTTTTTAGTAGCAGTTGCTAGTGTTATCATAGCATCTTGTGCTGGACCAATACCTTTCTCGATAAATGCTTCCATGGCCTTGTTGGCATCAATCTGAGCTTTAATTAACTGTGCTTGCTTGGCCAGCAACGGATCAACTCCGCCTTCAAGTATTTTTTGTTGATCTGCTTTGATCTTGGCCATGTTGACCGTGATATCACCTTGTGCCAACTGTGCTAATTTTAGTTGCTCGTTGATAGGACCAAAACTTTCATTGTATGCACCAAACTGTCCCAGTACCACACCTACGCTGTCTGCAGTCTTGCCCATAGCTGTACCAGTTATGGTCACCGCATCAGTATAACTCATTTGACCCGCAATAACTTTTTGCGTGGTCTCTAGCATGGCTCCGTTACTGGCCAAGTTGGCTGCTTGTGCATCAGCATTGCTTAGGTTACCTGTAACTGATGCTTGGAAAGCGGCTGCCATCTTGGGTCCAGCCGCTTCGTAAATTGCGTTCATTTTCATCAGTTCTTCGGCTGCTTTTTTACCTTCGGGGCCTTGCAATTGCAGTTCACGAATCTTGGCAGCAAACTGTTCACCTTGTAACGCACGCTCACGTTGATCTTCCATTTCCTTGCGTGTCTGACCAGTGAGCTTGGTCAATGCATCTTGTTCAACTAGATACTTTTTAGCACCGTCAGCAAGTTCAGCATTGGTTTTACCTTGAGCATTGCCCAGGCGTGTCTGTATCTTTAGATAACCTAACATGCCGTCAGACACGTCAGCCATGCTCATGCCCATTTTTAAGAAGTCTTCTCTACTGCCTTCAAGAGCTTGACCCATGTCGCCAAGACGTTGTCGTCCTTCATACACTGATCCAGAAAACAATGCTAGATCTTTGCTGTTGGCTGCAATTTGCCCCACAAACACATCTAGTTCACCTACACTGAGTCCCAGCTGATCACTGGCTTTTTTGACTCCTGTCATGCCATCGCTAGCGGCTCCTCCAGCCTTGCTCAATCCTGAATATGTTTTGTATAACTGGTCTGCCATGGTGTTGGCAGCTTTGGTATAGGCTGCAAACGCACCTACTGCGGCTGTGACTCCTGCAATCAACAAGCCAACTACTTTGCCAAATGGATTCATTAGAGCTAGTGCCACTGCGGCTGCTGTTGCTGCCTGGGCCATGCTGTCAATGCTTTCGTTGAATGCGGTTGCACCTTTTTTGCCTTCCAACATGGCCTTGCCCGATGCCATTGCTGCCGCAGCCACATAACTGGCTGCCTCCCCAAATTTTTCTGCACCTTTGGTAGCATTGTTAATGCCGTATTTGGCTTTGACTTGAGCGTCGTGCATGTCTTCCGAAGTTAGTTTGGTTAGTTTGCCAAACTGAGCCATATCGTAATTTACTTGTTCTAGTATTCGAGCAAGTTCTTCCATCTGTGCATTTGTGTCGGCCATGGTGTATTACCTATAAGTAGAAGTATATTTATAGGTGCAAAATGACCCAAACTGCTAACCCGCTGAGACATTTTTTTAGACAACCAGCAATCTATCTTCGCTTGCCGTCAGATGGCAACTTCTGGCCCGAAGGCGATATTGCAATGACACAAAATCGCGAACTGCCGGTGTTGCCCATGACTGCCATAGACGAAATTACCTATCGCACACCTGATGCCCTGTTCAACGGACAAGCTGTGATTTCAGTGATTCAAAGCTGTATTCCCAACATTAAAAATGCATGGTCAGCGCCCGGGCTTGACGTCAATGCTATTTTGATTGCTATCCGTATTGCCAGTTATGGGCACAACATGGGCATCAGTACTACTTGTCCAAAATGTCAAACCGAAGAACAGTACGAAATTGATCTTCGCAACATGTTGGATCAGATTGCGTCACCTGACTACACCCAGACTATCACACACGGTGATTTGGAAATTGCGTTTCAGCCAGTGTCGTACAAGAATCAAAACGACACCAATCAAATGCAGTTTGAAGAACAGCGCATGATTCGTGCTATTCCTGGATCAGACTTGCCTGACGAAGAAAAGATACAAAAGCTCAATGCTGCCTTGAAGCGTATTACTGAGCTCACAGTAGATGCCATGCAGTTCAGCATTGCCAGCATTAGAACTCCACAAGCCCTGGTCACTGAATCTCAGTTTATTCAAGAGTTTTTAAACAACTGCGATCGTAACTTGTTCAGCAAAATACGTGATCGTGTGATTGAGCTCAGAGTTGCTAGTGACTTGAAACCTATCAAGATCACATGTACCAATTGTAGCAATGAATACGAACAATCAATGAATCTGGATCAAGCAAGTTTTTTCGAAACCGCCTCCTGACCGCTTCAGCAGAACAAGTTTCTGCTATGATTGACAGAATGGACCAGGAGGCCAATGACTTAAAACGTCAAGGGTTAAAAATGTCTTGGTACATGCGTGGCGGTGCCAGTTACAATGATGTGATGAACATGAGTCATCAAGAACGGCAAATGGTCAGTGAACTGATCAAAGACAACTTAGACACAACTAAATCTAGCAAATTACCATTCTTCTAATGTACATTGAACAAGTCAAACAAGATATTGAAAATTGGATTGTGAACTTTGTAGAAGTTCCACATCCTGCCTTGGGTGGATTTCCGCCTTGTCCTTATGCCCGCAGTTCAAGACTCAAAAACAGTTACGATGTGTTCATTGGATCTGATCCGTATTTTGATCTCAAGAATCGAGCACGACATGGCATGGGCAACAAAGAAGTTGTGATATATGCATACGATCCTGTGGAATGGCCACATGACTTGTTTGCTGCCAGTTTAGATCATGCCAATCAAGACTTTTTGTTGACAGCCAACTTACTAACCCTGGAAGATCATCCTGCTGACCAAGAAATTGTAAACGGCATCTGCATGAATCAAGGCACATATGCCCTGGCTCTTGTGCAGAGTCTCAGTGATCTCAACATCAAAGCACGGCTCATGGCCAGCAAAGGATTTTATGATTCTTGGCCAGAAGATTATCTAACTGCACTGTTTCAGCACAGAGAGGATCCTCGCAAATGACATATCAGTTTGCTAGAATTAATCTAGAAAAAACTACCTACAAGCCTGCAGTTGATTGGTTTTACATCACCAAACCCAACATTGCAGAACTACAAGACATATACAGAACCTATTGCACATACAAACACTTTGCCAGTGTAATGCCGCTGTTTGACAGTCAGTTCACAGAGCCAGGCACAGATTTGATTGGTTATAGAGATCAAGGGCAGTTAGTAGCGTTTTCCATGATGAAACGTTACGACGACAAAAATTTATTAGCCGCACAATTTGCCTGGAACTATCGTAAACCTCGACTACGTTTGGGAATATCAAGTTTACAGACAGAATGTGCAATCTACAGAGAGCGAGGATTTGAGTACTTGTACTTGGATCAAGCTCACTTGTACAAACAGGACCTTGAAGGTTTTGAAATACTAGGACCACTATAATGGACATTTACACAATTTGGGCAGACAAAGAAGGCGACATCTCAGACTTGGACTGGGTCAACGGCATGAAGAGCTTTTTTGATCATTTGAAATCAGAAGGCCGGATGGAAGACTATCGCATCACTAGATGCAAGATGGGATTCAGAAGTATCGCAGACATGCCCGAATGGATGATACTCATGGAGTTCAAGGACATGGCTCAAATGGACTCGGCATTTAAACGTGTTGCTCCTCTTGAAGGAGAACTAGAAGCCAAACACAAGTCGTTCAATCAGTTTGTATCAGGCACAATACAACATGCATTGTTTCGTGATTGGCCTGACCAAAATCTATGAACAACGTATTTTGTGTCACTAGTTATAATTCTGTTGGCTGTACATTCATTGACTGGAGTGTTTATTTTCTAAGTAATCAATCCCATCACTACAATGTCAAGTCAAACAGATGGTTACCAGTATCACAGAATCCATTGACTGAACTTAATGCACACGGTCATGATAAAAATCATCCGCACGGGCATGACACAACCAAAAGTTTTATAGAACATATCGAAACATTAACCTCTGACAGATTGCATTCGATATATCCGTGGGCATTAATGCTAGGCACCGCAGCTGAATATTTAAATTTACCACCAGAATCTATTACCAATACTGACGCGGTTAATCGTATAACTCAATTTAAAAAAGATGATTACAATGAAATTTTGAATCTCTGCAGTGCAAAACAGATTAAAACTGTGTTTGTACAAAGTGATTCAAGATCAATTTTGTATTTTCAAAAAAGAAGAGTACTTACACATTTGCTGTTAGACTATAAAACACCAGCCACTTCTGAGCAACAACTCAACGACGAATTTCAAACAGTGTTTTTTAACAAAAGCCTATTAGACTGGCAGGATAACGGGTTAACAGAAATCTGGGATGTGAGAGAAAGACTAGCATTAGACACTCGTCCATTTGATCAAGACTTGATAAATTTTGTTCCAGACTTGCAACATCCTTATCTGTGGATCAACAGCTTCGATCTATGGACACGCACACCCGATGTACTTGAAAAAATAATGAAATTTCTAGAACTACCAATAGACCATGAAAAATTTATTCAATGGTTACCTATCTGTAGCAAGTGGCAGAAAATACAACTAGACATACTGGAGTTTTGTTTTAACCAA